GCCCCTCTTATAAGGAGATTTATGAGTTTAGAGTTTTTTAGAAATATGATGAAAAGCACTAAAGATAATGCTACCGCTTTAAAAAATTTTCAAGAAGATAAAGATTATGATTATCCTACAACAGAATCAGATTACAAATTAGAAGGTGAACAAGTAATTGAACCAGCAAAAAAGAAAGATGTTTTACCAACAACTTCGGAAGAAGAAGAAGAAAAAAGAGTAGAAGCAGAAAAAACTCAAGAAAAAATAGATGAATCTTCTGACGAAACTGAAAAAGATTTAGATAAAAGATTATCAGAAATAGATAAAGTTATTGATAGATATAGTGGTCAAGTATTATCAACTGGTAAAAAAATAGATGAATCAAGTAAAGATATCAATTTACCGGCATTAGATTTAGGAGCTGTAACTCAAAAACAAATGGTTACAGAATTAACAAAACCTAGTAGAAGTAGAGATAGAGTTAGTTTATTATATGACGAACTAAAAAAATATAATTTAATATAGGAGGAAATATGGCAGGATCAGATATATCGGCAAATAGCGTAACAACTACAGGTTCTAATGTTGTAGCTTTTGGTGGACCTACAAGACTAAAAGGTTTTATAATTACACCAACAGCTAATGCAGGAACTGTAACTTTTGTAGATAACGCAACAACTAAATTTGTAATAACAACAGGAGCTAGTGTCGATAGCGGACCTATTAATATCTCTTTACCAGATGAAGGTGTAAAATTTGGTACAAATTTGAGTGTTAATATTTCTGCAAATGGAGCTAGTGGCGTAACAGTATTTTTTGCATAATGGCTACTTCAAATACAGCTACATTTAACATTACAGTTAATGATGTTATTCAAGAAGCATATGATAGAATTGGAGGAGATCCTATTCTAGGATATGATGTGCGTTCTGCACGAAGAAGTATGAATATTATGTTTAGTGATTGGGCTAATAGAGGTTACAATCAATGGACAGTTGAATTAAAAGATGAAGCTCTATCTACTGGAACTACAGATTATACTTTAGATTATGATACTGTTGATATTATAAATGCTAATATAGTTGATAGTGATGGTGTCGAATATTCTATGACACGTTTAGGTGTAAATGATTATGCTGCTATTTCAAATAAAACTACACAATCAAGACCTACACAATTTTATTTACAAAGATTAAGCACACCTGTAGTTAAAATTTATCCTGCACCAGATCAAGCATATACACTTAGATATTATAGAATGAGAAAAATACAAGATATTACTGCTTCTACTGTAGATGGTGTTCAACAAAATGTTGATGTGCCATTTAGAGCTTTTGAGTGTATGTGTGCAGGGCTTGCATATTATCTTTCTAAAAAAAGAACAAGTATTCCACAAGCAACAAGAGCTGAATTAAAATTAGATTATGAACAAGCATATGAAAGATTAATAGCAGGAGATGACTCACCATCTACTAGAATATTACCTAGTACGAGTTATTATAATTAATGCCTAGATACGCAGATAGAGGGAGAAGACCACATAGAGCACCAAGCAGTAAATTTGCTACTGGTAAAAATGTATCTGCCATATCAGATAGATCAGGATTAGCTTATCCATATACAGAAATGGTTTTTGAATGGAATGGTTCATTAGTACATAATTCAGAATTTGAACCAAAACAACCACAATTAGATTTAACATATTATACTGATGCACAATCTTTACAATACGCACGACCACAAGCAAATTTATCTTCTACAGGAGGAGTTCCAGATCAAATAGATTTAATTTTTCCTCCTACATCTGGTAATGTTTCAAATAATGGAATTACTTCCGCAAGCACAAATTTGTTATCAAGTGCGCTAGGAAATGTTACAGTATCTACATCATGAAAAATAAAAAATTAGGTGTAATGATCGCAACACCTTGTTATGGCGGTCTGTTATCGGAGGGATATTTACATGGAGTTTTAAGTGGTATTCAAGCTGCTAATAAATATAATTATCAAATGCATTTAAATACTATGGGTAATGAAAGTTTAATTACAAGAGCACGAAATACTTTAGTTACACAATTTTTAGATATAGATAAAAAAGACCCTGATAAATTTACACATTTATTATTTGTTGATGCTGATATAGGATTTAATGGAGAACATGTACATAGATTAATTACTCAAGATTATGATATTTCTTGTGGAATATATCCTCGTAAATCAGTTGATTGGAATGAAGTTGACAGATATGTAAAAGAAGGCGATACTAAAAATTTAGAACAAAAAGCATTAGGTTATAATTTAAATTTTGCAAATCCAGGTAGTATTAAAATGGTGAATGGTTTTGTAGAAGTATTAGACGCTGCTACAGGTTTTATGTGTATAAAAAAAGAAGTTTTTTATAAAATGCAAAAGGCTTATCCTAATTTAAAATATACAAGCGATCAAATAATTAATAATAAAAGGTTTCATAGTGACAATTGTTATGCATTTTTTGACTGTATTATTGATGAAAAAAGTAATAGATATTTATCAGAAGACTATGCTTTTTGCAGATTATGGCAAAAACTTGGTGGTAAAATTTACGCTGATGTGCAAAGTCCTCTTACTCATTGGGGTACATACGCTTTTAAAGGTAATGTATGGAGTAAATTTAAAATTGATGGAGTAGATAAAGAAAATGCCAATGACATACACGAGCCTAAAAAGTGATATTCAAACTTGGGCTGAAAATACAGGAACTGATTTTACTAATCAATTAGATACTTTTATAGACAATACTCAAACAAAATTATCAAGAGATATTGATCCTACTGGTTTTAATCAAAATGTAACTTCTTCTACTTCTATTGGTGATAGGTTTATTACTTTACCATCTGCAATAGAACCTATGTTATTAAATTATGTAAATGTAATTGTAAGTGGAGAAAGACAATTTTTAGAAATAAAACCATTAGAATATGTACAAGAGTATTGGCCTAACGCTTCTATTACTTCTACACCTAGATATTTTGCTAATTTTAATGATACTACATTATATGTAGCACCTACCCCAGACGCTGAATATACAATAGAATTAGGTTATCAAGGAAGAATAAATCCTCTATCAAATACTAATACTACTAATTGGTATACAGAAAATGCTTCAGATGCTCTACTATATGGATCATTAGCTGAAGCAAATCTCTTTACAAAGAACATAGAAGACTATAATATCTATAAACAAAGATATGCCGAAAGTGTGGCTGCTATAAATAATGAAGCTCGTAGAAACAGAAGAACTGACTATAAGTTTCCTGGTAGTCCATTAGGCGAAAATACATTAACTGGAGGACAATAAACATGGCAATATCACAAGCGATTACAGTGTCGTTCAAGCAAGACTTAATGTCGCCTGGAGGCAATCTTGAGGCACTTACATTGAAGTGTGCTTTATACGATAACACTGCAACTTTAGATCAAAACACTACAGCATATACTACTGCAAATGAAATATCAAGTAGTGGTACAAATTATACTACAGGTGGAGCTACATTAACTAATGTTGCTATTACTACTGATGGTACAACTGCTATTTTTGATGCAGACAATGTTTCATTTTCTAATGCAACAATTTCTGCTCAAGCTGCATTAATTTACAATGCAAATAACAGTAATTCATCAATTGCAGTATTAGATTTTGGTGGTGTTAAAACATCAACTAATGGTACATTTGAGTTACAGTTTCCAAACGCTGACGCAACGAATGGCTTAATTAGAATAGCATAAGGAGATAAATCCTTATGTCCCTGGCAAGAACATTTACAGTTACTGTTGCCAATCCCGGTTCAGGTAATAAATATTATCTTGACGGTGTATTACAAGCAACAGCATATTTAGGTGTATCAGGCACATATCGTTTTGATCAATCTGATAGTTCAAATGCAGGGCATCCATTAAGATTTTCTAATAATGCTAATAACGATCCAAACGATCCTTATACAACCGGTGTAACTACAAATGGTACACCAGGATCTGCTGGTGCTTACACAGAAATTGCTGTAACTTCATCAACACCAACTACATTATACTATTATTGTCAAATTCATTATGGAATGGGTAGTGATGTTAATATTACTTCTGATTCATGGTCTGCTTTAGATTGGAACTTAGGTTCTTGGCAAAATCAAAATGATTCTATTACTTCTATAACTGGAAGTCAAGCAACAATGTCTGTTGGTACAACAGAAGTTGCTTTTGGAATTAACGCCGGTTGGAATAACGCACAATGGGGAGCAGGTCCTTGGAATGAACCTGGAACTTCTGCTTTTATAACTGGTCAAGAATTAACATCATCATTAGGTGCTGTTGTAGCTAATGCAGAAATTAGAACTGGTTGGAGTAGATTAGCATGGGGCGATGCTCCTTGGAATGAAGCTCCTGATGTATTTCAGGCAATTACTACAGCAGGTGAGTTATCAGTTGCTTTCGATTTTGGCGAAGGTTGGAGTAGAGAAGAATGGTCATCAGGCAATTGGAATGAAAGACTTGGTTTAGTAAATACTGGTAATGGTAATGTATTTAGTATTTCTACATTCTCGCCATTAACTGCATCTTTAAATAATGTATCTGTTTTTGGAAATGCGCCTATAACAATATCTGGTCAACAATTAACAGTCTCAGAAGGAAATATAGACGCTAATGGTATATCGAGAGTAACTATTACAGGAACAAATGCAAATGTCACAGTAAATAGTTTTGCTGTTCAAGCAGGTGGAGCTATTACAATAAATACACCTGGTTTTGAAGCAAATGTAGAAGTAAATAGTATTAATGTTGGAACTGCTAATTTTATACAAGTAGTAGGACAAGATATTACTATTTCTGACGGAACAGTATCAGTAGTAAGTAATAATACTATTGAAGTAGATGGAATACAATCAAATACTACTGCTAATACAATAAGTATTAGAGCAGACCAGTTCTTTAATATAACAGGCAATAATATAACTTTATCTTTAAGTAATGTTGTGCCAAATTCTCAAAATTTCTTATCTATTAATGGTTTACAAGCGAATGCTAATGTAAGAACACTTAAATTTTGGGATCCAATTAGTGATAATAGCACTGAAAATTGGACAAATATTTAGTAGACAATTATGAATAAATTATATAAAAATTTACCAGTTTACAAAAAAGCAAATTAGGAGTAATAATAATTATGCCATCAAGTTTTACATCGAGATTAAAATTAGAGAGACAAGCGTCTGGAGAAAATTCAGGAACTTGGGGTAATCTAGTTAATTATGTTTTTAATAGAGTTGACGCATCAGTAAAAGGTTATCAGAATGTTAATGTTGCTGGTTCTGCTAATGTTACATTAACTTCAAACAATTCAACATCAAATACAGATGATGACGCAACAGATGATCAAGTACATAACGCAGTATTAGAGTTTAGTGGTGCGTTAACAGGAAATATAAATGTATTTACAGATGCTGTTGAAACTAAATATATAGCATTCAATAATACTTCAGGATCATATACATTAACTTTTGGTCCAGCAAGTGGAACTGGTGTTGCACTTAAACAAGGTGCTAAAACTATTGTTTATACAGATGGCACTACAATGTTCGATGTTACAAAAGATTTAGGAGATATTTCTGCAGATTCAGTTACATCAAACGGCGCAGTTTCAGGAACAACTATTACAGGTACTGCAAATGTTCAAGGTACAAATATAGTTGCTACGGCAAATACAGTAGATTTACAAGGTAGTGCACCGAATGTAATAGCATCTGGTGGAACAAACACTGATTTAACTTTATCACCAAAAGGTTATGGATTAGTAACTTTTAACGGTGGCGGTAAAATTCAACAATTAAATGAAAAAGTAAATACATCTGCAACAGCAGCAACTGGTACATTAAATTTTGATGTATTAGATGGTGCAGTTCAAAATTTTACTTCAAATGCTTCTGCTAATTACACTCTAAACATTAGAGGTAATTCTTCTGTAACTTTAAATAATTATTTAGAAACAGGTGAAAGTGTTACAATAGCTCATATTGTACCACAAGGTGGAACAGCTTATTATAATAACGTAGTGCAAATTGATGGAAGCACAGTAACTCCATTATGGCAAGGAGGATCAGCTCCTACAGGAGGAAACGCAAACAGTTCTGATACTTATACATATACAGCTATCAAAACTGCTGCTAACACTTATACTGTTTTAGCTGCACAGACTCAATTTGCATAAGAAAGGAGATAAATTTTTATGCCTTTATTAGGTTCATTCGCAGCAGCAGGTAAAGGTGGCTTTGGCCGAGGAGGAGGTAAACCCTACTTCGTTAGATATTTAGTTGTAGCTGGCGGAGGCTCTGGCGGAGGAAGCCAAGGAGGAGGCGGCGGAGCAGGCGGTTATAGAGAAATAGCTTGTAAAACTTTTGAAGTAGTTTCTGGAAAATCTTATTCAATATCAGTTGGAGCTGGATCAACTGCAGCACCTAAAACATTATCAGGACCAACTTATAACACTGCTGATTATAATGGTAACCCTTCAACTTTTGATAGTATTACAAGTACAGGAGGAGGTGCAGGAGGGTTTGGAAGTCCAAATGGTCCTTGCGCTTCACCCTGTTATCCAAATGGTATATATGGTAGACCAGGTGGGTCAGGAGGTGGTGTTGGAAGATATCATAATCCTTATTATCCAGGACAAAGTCCACTTGTTTACGCAGGTGGACAAGGAAATACACCTCCTTTTTCACCTTCACAAGGAAATAACGGAGGAACTATACCTGGCGGATCATTTAACAATCAAACAGGTGGCGGCGGTGGCGGAGCTGGTTCTAATGGAAATAACGTAACTAGCACTCCTGGTTCAGGTGGCCCTGGAGGTTCTGGAATAACATCTTCAATTTCAGGAGTATCTACAGGTAGAGCTGGAGGTGGCGCTGGAGGAGGAGATGCACAACAAGGAAATCCAATTGGAAGTCCAGGAGGTTCTGGCGGCGGAGCAGCTGGCGAAAGAGTTAATGGACAAGCAGGAACTGCAAACACAGGCGGCGGTGGCGGAGCTAGTGGTGGCGGTGGGGCAACTTTTGCTGGTGCTGGAGGATCAGGTGTTATTGTTATTCGAAGAACTACAGCGTGTTCATCAGGAGCTTCAGGTGGTTGTGAATCCACTT